GTCGATTTCTCGGCCAGGTGTTTTCATTACTTACTAACACCTTGTGTACCTTATCCTGTTGTAATCCAGGTATATAGGATTTATCCTTATATTATGGTTACGACAACCACTGAGAAGTTGCAAGTTCTTTACAACTTTCCAGTATCTTTCTCAAAAGAACTGGATTAGATGATGTTTTCTTAACATAGTTCCTATCACTAAAAATTATGTTAGCGTCAGATGATTTTAATGTTCTAAAGTAGGGTAACCATTCCCCACCATAAAGGACATCAAAGTCATATGCTTGCTTCATTTGTGAGAGATATGATTCTTCTACATATCTTCCATAAACGAAAGAATAAGGATGTGAATACACAGCCTCTACATCACGATCTTCTGCAGTAAAATACATCAAGGCCCTTTCAAGCCTTAACTGTAGATCACCGTAGTAAGAACTAGCTGCCTCTTCAAAACTCCTAACAACACAATTGATTAATATTGCTTTCGCTTTATTAACCATATTGCATGACAGTTGAGGGTAATCGTGATCTAACTGAATTTGTCTTATTAAATTCAGAGACTCGTCATATCCTCTCAGTCTGTTGAAAAGGAGTAATGAATACCTTATTTTTCGTTCCTGAATAGACCGTGTTTTACTACGGTATCTATTTGGAGATGAAGAATAAAAGGTAAAGGCAGCTTTTAGCCAATTAATACTAGGAATCCATCCTTTTTCAAACTGGTTATTAAGTAATTCAAAGAAACCAAAATAAGACTTGGTTTCACTTAAACCAGCTTTAATAGAGAATGGAGTTATTTCACCATATGGTGTGAATAATCTCTTTGCAAACTCAAATAGTGAATTTCCTATATGAGATTTCTGCAATTGGATATCCATGCCAATTAGGGAAATAATTTCCTGGTACTTCTCAGCCAAACTGTCATCAAAAATGATAATATCATCACCTAATAATTTATAATTTGCTTTATTCCAAGAGGTACCAATCTCTTGGCAGCAAACAAAAATTAGAAAGTGGTGACATAAAGTGGTTAATGGCCAAGAAGTATAAAAACCCATGGGATTACCAACATTATATCTAATGTTGTTAAGTGATCCTTTAGGATTTCGATACTCAAAGTCATAACCATTTATGATATCATACCATGCTATAGCCTTGACATGACCGAATGCACAAGTCAGTAACCCGACCAATATCTTGATCGGTAGTCTGTCTGTAAAAGCTTTCAAGTCAAAACTATAGTATGTTCTATCTGAACTAAAAGGTAAATCCTTTAAGCCCGCACCTTGGTTAAAGGTTTGGTCTTGAGGAATGGACCTTAACACAGTATTAAGGTAACTGTGTAAAGGTTTCAAACTTGTTTGACTCCAATAGTCTCCTATTGCAATCAAACGAGTTTTACCCTCTGAATCTGGAATTGCGATTAGCCTTCTAAAGGTCTTTCGATCTTGAAAAGGTTGATCCATAATTTCAGAAAGTTCAGAAAGATGATGACGACAGGTATCCATCTTTTCCGAAAGCGTAGGACCACTGAACGTTTTGATCGAATTAGCTAAAGATTCAGGAATATTCACTAAATCTTGAAGACAGCTAACAAGAGCTTGACGTCCGGTAGGACCTGACTTTGTCGTAAGATGATACCCTTCCCATGAAGGAAATTTTAAATTCTTTCCATCTTTAAGGTTACGAGGAAGCCGTTGTGAAACAGCTTTCAAGAAACCAGGAAAATATTTAAAGATCCATTCATAATATGAACCCTTAAAAGGAGATATTACAGTCTCAATTTCGGGGTCCAGGGGAAGGTTAAACCGTCTAAGACCATATAGAAGAGTTAAGATATACTTTATTTCTAAAGTACTCTTATTTCGAATATATGGAATTAGTCCATAAAGCTTCTTAGGAAGACCGTCCTTAGTACAACCATAATTTTGTAGGTTTTCACCTGCAAGATATTGAAGTACCTTAGAACGATCGTCTTTAATTCGCTTTATGGTTGTTTTTAAACCTTTACTCAAATACATGTGTTGAATGAACCACATATACCTAAGTGAAGGTTTCCAAACATCGGTAGATATACCATATGTCGGGATTAGCCATTTTAACAAGTGGCGTACTTGGATGTTAAACAGTTGTCTCTGTGAGACTGTTTTTCGTCTGCCCCGCGACTGATTATATTTATATTTCATTTATAATTAGGATTGGTATATTTTATCTTACAATAAAATAGGAGAGGCTATTAAGAATCGATTCTTGGGATTATTTCAACCCTTGATGACCATTCTTAACAGCATCACTACAGTACGGTAAAGAGGGTACCACCCCGGATTTCTAAAATCCTGTCTTG